TGTCCACATCTTTAACATTAAATCTATAGTTTTTATCCCCAACGTTATATTCAAAACCTTTGAATTTGTTGTTAAAAACCTCATTGGTTTTTTTCATAAAACTATTTCGATTTGATTCAGCAGATTTGTTCAGCTCTTCTGTTTCCTTGTTGTACCTATTAAAGAAGTTAACTGCTTTCTGTTGCTCATTTGTAAGCTTAGAACCCATTTTAATTTCTTCATAGTATTTAGACTTTTGCCCGTCTAAGTGGCTTTTAGCGTTGGCAACTTGCTCTTTTAACGCTAATTTCTTTCTACGTATATCTCTATCGTCGTCTATATCTTCGTCGTAAGAGAATTGATCTTCCATAAGGAAGCTAATTTCTTCATTGTTTAAATGAGGTTTTGTTTGCTTGTAGTATTCATGTAATAGATTTTGGTCGTCCATTTCATTATAATCTTGATTAAGCTTAACGTAATCATTTAAATCACCACCAGTTTCTTCCATAAAGTTAACTAACTTTTGGATATTCTCTGGCAATGGTTCACCGGTTTCCATTGATTCTGTTATAGCTTCTTCCACAGCTTCAGCTGTTGCTTCTACAACAACCTCTTGGTCTTCACCTTGCTCAGTAACTTCTTCTAGTACTGAAGCTTCTTGTGTTTCGCTTTCCGGTTGTACTTCTTTTTGTTCTTGTGGGGCGTCGGCATTTTCAGACTCTGCAACCACTCCGCTGTTGTCAGCGTTATCTTCTTTAGTTTCATTTTCTTCTACTGGTATTGGTGGTTTACTTAAGTCTATCTTTATAACACTGTCATCTCCAACGCTATTAAACTTGCTCTCATCGACTTGTTCAGTTGTTTCTTGTGTAGTCTCCTCGACTACTTCTTCTAATTTTTCTTCCATAATATAATATAATAATAATTAATAATTCTAACTAGGGTCAAACGCTCCTAAATTAAATCCTCCACCTAGTATATCATTACCTGCGGATTCAAAGTTTTTAGGTGGTTTTCCACTGTTTCTTTGATCAATCAACTCAGATTGTTGAGATGCTTGAATTTTTGTTCTCTCGTCTTTACGATCTTCTTTTTCTTTTTCTCTAGATTTGATTCCCTCTACTTCCATACCCTTTAACTGCATGTTGTATTGGAACTCTAAAGCCATCAACTCTTTTTTCATCTCTACTTCTTGTGTCATTTTTTGAGAATTAAGCTCAGCTTTTATAGTTTCTAATTGAGCGTTGTTTTGAGTTAAGGCTTGGTTTTTCTGAACTTCTGCTTGAGCCGCTACTTGTTGTGCTTGTGCGTTCGCCTGCGCTTGAGCTTGTATCATCTGTTCTTGTCTAGCTTGGTCTTTCTCTTCTTTCTTTTTTCTTCTAATCTTTAGTAATTGATTAGCTAATTTTACGTTTTTAATATCTCTTAAATCAATAGCATCTTCTAACTCTATACTTTGTTGCTGTAAAGCCATTTGTATGTTATTTTCTAACATGGCTTTTTCCTCTTCATCAGGCATTAACTCAATAAATATACCAAAGTCATATAAATGTAACTCCGACATCTCCTCTAACGTAGCTACATTGTGAGCTCCTATCGCTTGGATAAAAGCATCTCTTGTAGGTGAATGCTCTATAATATCAGATATTCTAAGGGATAAGCACTCTGCCGTTTGTGCTGTTAGAAATAATCCAGCTTGTAATATATGTCTAGTTGCAGTGTTTGAGTTTGCTGCTGCTAGTTTTTGAACGCCAACTAAAGCGTTCTTATCTGGTAAACTACCGTCTCTAGCTTCATTGAGACCAGTCACATCTCTTATCATTTGCATGTAGTAATTATAATTACCTATAAGAGCTTGCATTTTATTTCCACCAGATCCAGATGTGATTTCTTGAATAGGAACTTTACCTGGGTTCATATCACCCTCACTCGTGAATGACCTACCAATAACAGAACCTGTTTGGAAGAACATATTTAAAGCCTCTTGTGGATTATAATTAGTGCCATTACCTAAATCAATTTCAGCTAAACCATCAGCATCTAGGTAAACACCATCTGGAACCATTCTTGATAATACTTGTTGTAGTTTTAAGTGTGTCAATTGGATCATGTCAGCAAAACCAGTAATTCTACTAACTAAAGATTCTATTTTACCATCATACATTCTAGGGGCTACAATAGAGTAGTTCATTTTAACTTTAGTAAAATCACTTTTTGGACGCATCATATTTCTAACCATCTCCCATTTAAGTAATCTTTCTGTACCTAACACAATCGCGCCTTCGTAAAGACACTCTATAGATCTTAACATTCTAGCGTATCCACCTTCTTTATCTTCTGGAGGATTAAATGAATCATCTTTAGGTATAATTTTATCTGCACCAGAACCAGTTTGTTTCATCTTATATACCTCATTCATATAGGTCTTGTAGTTGAAGTATAAGATTTGAATACTGTTATTGTCTTGTTTTTCTGTTGAGTTTCTGGAGTTATAATTTGATCTACTATTAGATTTGCTTTGCATTATCTCTTCAAGATCAGATTCTGTTAAGTGTGGGAATTGTTTTGCTAATTCGTTTACCGGTATAGTTTTTACTTCGCCAACATAATATATGTCTTCAAAATAAGGAGAGTCAGTGTGTGAGTACACGAGATCTGCTGGATCAACATAATCAATTGTTACACCTTCAGATGTATTGAAACTTGTTTTTGTAGCACCTATACCTAAAACAGCTAGATCATAATAAAATCTTTTTTTAATCAACTCATAATTGCTACCATCCATCAAAACGTTTAAAGCTTGCTCTTCAGCGATTTCAACAGCTTGCTTATATGTCATTTGCATGTGTAACTCTAGCTCTTCTTCTGTTTCCGGTAAAGAATCTTTATCGTTTTCATAGAGATTTATTTCGAACGCCTTCATGACAAAGTCATTCATCTCTTTAGATCTCATGTCTCCGAGTATTGACTCCATATATTCTGTTCTCTTTGACACCCCAAAAGGATCTTGAGAATAGGCTTTTATATCATAAGTTCTTTCCGCAATACCATTTACAACTATATCAACAAACTTAGGTATAATTGGAACTGGTTTCCAATCTAAATTAAGATAGGACAAATCACCATTTATAGATAACTCATCCTTATATTTTTTAATAGATTGCTCACCTCTAGCGTACAATCTTAGTTTATGAAAATTATTGTGGTTAGTTGTATATCTATTACTATTTCTATCGTTATTAAACCATTCCTGTTCTATAGCTTTAGCTACTTTTAAACCATAATCATAGCTCAACTTCTCAGCGTCGCTTACTGTTTGACTCGGGAAATAACTTTTAATGCCAGACTCTGCCATATTTATTATTTGATTATTTGTGAATTACTCCCAGTATTAGTGTACTTGGAAATATTTATATTTAGTGGTTGTTTTTCAACCTTAGCATTTGGTCTATACAAATGCCTATTATTAGCCATTATAGCTAAACCAGAACTTATAGACGCATCATGCTTTGTTCTTTTGTTTATATCAAATCTACTCCAATCGTTCAATAATTCATTAAAATACAAGTCTCCAAATGTTCCATCCTGCTTCATCCCAACGTGATCTTGTATATACATCTCAATTGCAGCCGCGTGAGCTTGTTTAATATCTTCTGAGGAGTTGGGTATTCCACCAACTTCTTTTTCTGCTACAGATAATTTATTCCAAATCTTATCTGGTCTATTCATGGAGAATCCTCTATATCCTCTTCTTCTTAAATAGTATAATAATCTAGGTTTATTATTCTCTGCAAGTATTGGCATTCCGTAAAATACTAACGCCATTAAAACATCTTCAAAAAACATCTCTGCCGTAGGTGGTCTTGATAAGTATTCTAAAAAGAAGCTATTCGCAGGAGCATCTTCCATACTAAACCTAGTTAAACCGTGTAACGCTCCTTTTGATCCTTGTCCATCTACTGTTCCTGATATATCATACGAGTCACAACCAAATGCTCCCATGTGTTCGTTACCGGGATATTTAATCCCATTTTTAAGCACTACTCTATTCTGTAATTGTTGGGATGGAACCCAACTAGTTTTAAACCTACCCTTTGGATCTGGGTAAAATATCACTTGAGAATCTTTAACTCCATTAACCCATTGAAAATTACCTTTTGTAATTCCTAAGGTTCTAGACATCTCTTCGTTATAATCTATCTGCTCGTATATTTTAATTAAATTAAATATACTTCCCTTTGCTTCGTCTCTAAAGGCGTGTTCTTCTGTTCTAGGAAACTGACGATAAAACTCATTTAAAGCGTCTTGATCATCTTTTAAACCATCAGCTTCATTTTGCCAGTTATCTATTACACCTATATCTATTAATTCACCGTCTGG